ACTCCTACCTTCCAGCCTAGCGCAAATCCTTACGAGGGTTTGGTTAGCGCTGTAGGGATGGGGCTGGATATGTACCGCAAGGCAGAGGCCATGCAGAAACTTGAGGCCCTCCAGTTACGTCAGGAGGACCAAGAGTTGAAGATAGCTGAGGGTACCCTAGGACTAAGGGACCTTCGTGCTAACATGGCTGCTCAAGGTGCTAGTGCTGTAGATATTCAAAAAGCGGAGAAAGAGTACCTCAAGAGCCTTGGCGATGCTACCATGCAAATGGCGGTAATCCAAAGCACTAACAAGGTGACCAAGGGTAGCCTATCAGCTACGGTATCAGAGGCTGATGCTGTTGCACAGAGACGTATAGACCTTGAACAAGAGGCAGCGAGCCTTAGTGGGTACGTACCTTACAATCTGAAAGGTACACCTACCGATGAGGATCTACAACAGTTTATCTTACAGGGTAAGCATGTGCAAGGCAAGCTGGCAGCAGATACCTCTAGAGCGGCCCTAGAAGCCTCTCAGACAAGCAATGCAGAGACAGCTAGACGTATCACTGTCCGTAACTTCGGAAGCACCGTCAGCACCCTTGTAGGAGCTCAGGCAAGCTCTCTGGTTACTGATGCATTCGAGGTAACTGACTTCAAGAACCCTGCACAGCGCACAGAGTTAATTCAGGGCTTGCAGGCCCAAGCCTTACAGATCAGAAACTCTGTACAACAGGCAGCCCAAGCTCAGGGTCTAGCCCTCTCTCGTGAGGAGCTCGATTCGATAGTTGGTGGGATTACGCAACAAACTGACCTAGCTATTGAGTTCTTACAGAGTGACGCTGTTACTAAGATGAACAAGAACACTGGTCAGATTCTGATGCACAATGTTCTATTCGAGGCGTTGAATACTGGTAAGCCTTCTACAAGAAATGCAGCTGCTAGTGTCATTATGTCACTTATGTCAGGTGCCCCTGTAGACCTTACGGCAATCAATAACCTTAAGATAGAGGCTATGGATGCACTGGTTGAAGGTACAGCTGGTAAGGCTGACCCTCAGGACCCAGCTGTTGGATCTAAGGAAAGTGATAGTATTTTCCAAAGTGGATTGAAAGCAGTTAAGTACTTCTTCACTTCACCTAAGGATGAGTTCCCTGAAGATAACAAGAAGGTGAGCTTGGATGTTGTGACCAACAACTTTACAGGTTCATCTGAGAAGTTGAACTCAGCCAAGCAGAAGCAAGTACAGGTTAAGATTGTAGAGGCTATCGCTAACGGAGACCCTGATAAGACACTGCCTGCTGGGAGCAGAGAGGAAGTCTTGAGTATGATCCGTAGCCAGATGGAGCCTAAACTACTTAGCACATTGGCCTCTTTCCTTTCAGAGAGCCGTACGCTCCCTCCTGCTGGTGCAGGCCTTAAGTACTCTATGAGACCTATAGAGGTTGAGGCAACGGGTGCTGGATTGTACAGCTTTAACCCTGAGACGCTTCAGGTACGTCCTACAGAGCCAACAGCTATGGTAGGGACTAGAGCTAAGTCTTGGAATAAGCTGATCTCAGATACAATCAAGGCTTACGAGAAACTGGGAGCACCTCAGTCAGATATCGAAGTATTTAAAGACCGTGTACGTAATGCATTTGGTCTAACACCTCCGGGAGAAGGTAATGGCAGCGAAGAAAACGAAAACAAAGACTAAGCGTAACTACAAAAAGGAGTACGCTAACTACCACTCTAAACCTGAGCAGAAAAAGAAACGTGCTCAAAGGAATACAGCTAGACGCCAAGCTGAGAAAGACGGTCGTGTTAGGAAGGGTGATGGTAAGGATGTAGATCACAAGGAGCCGTTACGTAACGGTGGCAGTAATAAGAAAAGCAATACCAGAGTGAGAAGCCGTTCAGCAAACAGAGCTGATAACGGTAAGAAAGGTGGACGTAAGAAGGGTAAATAGACGTGAGCTTACAAGATTACAAAGTTAAGGCTTTAAGGGATCAGGGTTACACAGGATCTGCTAATGACTCCGAGTACCAGTTCTGGAAAGAGTTAAGTACCTCTGTTTTAGGCGATGCCCCTAAGAAGCGCTATGACCTTACTACGAGTGACAGCATTGCCACCATCCTAGCTCCGGGGTACTTTGATACCCTTGTCCCCGGAGGTGAAGGCTTCGTTACTGTAGATAGTGCAGACGGACCCTATGAGGTGCAGTTGGTTGGGGGTGTGGCGAGTGTAATAAGTACGGGCGGGCTATCCTTTACCAGCTTTAGCAATGCGGTAGCCAGAGGCTCAGTGAATGCGGTGGATGCGGGAAGTTCGGTCATGTTTGTAGGAGACTCCATCACCGAGGGCGAAACAAGTACGGCAGCATTTAGCAGGATTTACGGCGTTCAACTCGCTGTAGGCGCTAAATTAAGATTTCTTGATGGATATAACCAAGGTGTCGGCGGTGATACAACTTCTGACATATTGGCGAGAATAGCCACTGTAGGCGCAAACATAGCTGATGTTGTGTCATTGCAGGCTGGCACCAACGATGTAAGCGCAAACGAAACGGTTGAACAATACATTTCCAACATTGAAGAGATTGTGAGAAATCTTTTCTACTATGGCGCAAGTGTCGTTGTTATCCACGGTGTACCTGAGAAATCAGATTCTGCAACATTCCCATGGACTGATGACCAAAAGGCGCTAAGGGAGTCATACAATGCAGCTTTGCGCACCCTAGATATGGACGGAGTAATTATTGATGTTGAATCAGGTGAAAGTTTTACGGCTGATGATGACACGACCACGGACGGAACGCATTTAAGTTTGTGGGGAGCGGTTGTTCTAGGCTCTGCTCAGGGCGCTGCAATCCTAAAGGCGGTCAAGAATGCCAACGACCAGCAGGGTTTATTGAGCGATAATCTTTTTGTAAACCCGCAATTAACCGGAACGTCCGGCACGGACGGTGGCGTTACTAGCGGTGATGTTGCAGACAGTTGGACAGTTGGTAGTAACGTCTCAGGGGCTACCGTGACACTGTCAAAGGTTTCTAATGCTTTCGGTGATGGTACAGAGTCTCAGGCGGTGACTATATCAGGCAATGTTGGCTCACAAACGCAGGTCACAAACATGAGGCAAGACATATCAATTACCGGCGTGTCTGGGGATATTTATGTGGCATTTTGCAGGTTTAAGGTTGTAGCGGGACACAGCGGCCTATCAAATGTAACTGTGAAAATTGGTAATGATATTTTCGAGACTGTTAACGAGGACCATTACACCAATGAAATACCGGCAGGGCAGGAAATAACGGGAATCCTGACATCTATGGTTGTAGCCCCGCTTTCTGGCGGCGAGACCACTATTCAGCCGCAATTTGTTTTGCGTACCCATACTGGAGAAACTGGCGCTACAGTCTACTTCGACAGTCCGATATGTAGAAAGGTTAACTAACGCTATGTACGTAACGGTAGAGTGAAAATACAGAGGTTAAAATAATGGCTTTACAAGATAAGCTGTATGCAGTTTTTACGGGGATGTTCAACTGGACTGCACGTATAGCGGTAGACTCCCAGCAGACAAGCTTTGAAGAGAACCGACAGTTTAAGTTCTTTGACGATGTAACGGGTTCAGACTCGTTAGCCTCTAATGAGATACTTATCTACAGGTTTACGTCAGCAAACCCACTAAAGATCCAGTTGAGACTTATTAACGGGTTTGAAGGTGGAAGGAAGTATATTGTGTACCCTTACACAGGTACGGAGAGTATAAGTGGTGGGTCTTTTGCAGATGTTACAAGTACTCATGTTTCCCCTATAAACAACGACTTGAGTGCAAGCCGTCTGGATGCCCACCCTACAAGTGGAGTGACGGTAGAGAAGCGGATAGCTACATCCTTTAGTACAACAGCACCTAAGAGAACAGGTACCGCCTACCTTGTTCCCTCTGGGGGTGGTGGAAGTAGGGACACTTCGCACTATACGGCAAGCGCTAACGCTTCTGGGGTGGCAGCAGGGAACCAGTTCTTGTTGGTCTTCACCAATATTAACGGTAATGACCCAAGCCAGTTCCTGTATCAACTTGAGTGGGAGGAGAAGTTCTGATGGATTTAGTAATTGGAAATATTATTCAAAAAGGGATGGACCTCATTGATGATGTGTTTACATCTGGTGAGGAGAAGGCTGAGGCTCAACACAAGTTACAAGAGTTAGCCCAGAAAGGGAACCTAGCAGAGCTTAACGCATTCCTGACTACGATCGAGAAGCGAGCAGAGGTGATTACAGCTGAGGCAAATAGCGAGCACTGGATCACTTCCACTTGGCGTCCGTTATCTATGTTAGTAATGCTGGGATTAATCACTGCTAGGTGGTTTGGATGGGAAGCCCCTAACATGTCTCAGGAGGAGTACCTCAGAGCTTGGGACATGCTGGAGCTAGGGATTGTCGGTTATATTGCATCAAGGGGTGTAGAGAAAACAGCCAAGATCTGGAGAGCTAAGAAGTCTCCATAAGCTTCTGTTTAAGATAGCAACAAAGGTCTAGGGCTTCTTGATATGCATCGACTAATGCATCTCTTCCGTTATCTGTCTCTAAGACAGTACCGTACTTCTCTTTACCCATCTCAGATCTCTTTCTCAGATCTGCAATAACTTCAGGAGTAACAGCCCTTCCTCCCTTCTTAGGGGGAGGGGCTAGTCTTGAATCCCACACACCGGGGTCAATAACTCCCGGATCTTCTGTATCATCAAACACCTGTTTTGTCATACTTGGTACATCCTCTCTAAAACGATCTAATAACCTCTCAAACTCAGAAGGAAATCGCAGATCCTCTATACGGGTCTCGTATACAGTTAAGATTCTTCCCCCATCAGTTCGAGTACAGTGGAACATCCACCGGTCTGCTCCAGAGCAGCCATACTGAGCAGTAAAGGAGTAACCCCTTATGAGGCTACTTAACCTGTCGCAAATATTTCCTGCTAGGTCGCACGCTTCGTGGAATGTCACTGGTTCAGGCATCGTCTTGTGTACGCATTGAAGTAATCGTCAACTGTTGCCTTACCGTCTTCTGTGTTCCATACGCGTTTTGCATAAGCAGCCAACTCCCGAATTGTGGATTCGTCTGAAAGACTTCCCACAGGAAGTGCCTCGCTGTCCCGGTAATAGTGAGCACGGGCCATAGCCGTAGCATAATAAAGGTTAGCACACAGCTCATTAGCCTCAAGCTCCTCATCTACCAACGTAACCAAGGTTAGGTTACGGATCTTATCTGCAAGCTCTGGGTTGTACTCTAAGAAGTTCTCCCAGATATCTGCTTCTGTTGGTGGCTCCAGCTGATAGGGACCATTAGCCGGACCCTCTACCTGATGAAGGTAGTACCCCAGTATTGACTCATGGGCTGCTGTCATCATTAGCAGCTCAACAGCGTGTTCACTGTAAGGTATCTCAGGCTCTAGATACTTCAGGACTGGTTTGATAATCGTCTCTCGTAGTTGTTTAGGATTCATATCTTACAAGCGTCTCCACAATCATCACCATCATCTTCTTGGTACTCTATATCTGGCTCTGGAATAGACATCTTATTAAAGGCTTCCTCTTCCTCCTGAGTCCATCCTAGGTCTCCCCAGTCCTCTTCCTCATAGTTACTACATGGTCCTTTGGTCATAACACTCTCCTAACAAATCAGGCTGTACCTGTTCCACTCTAGGTTGGGGCTGTACAGGTTACGGTTGTAATCTACTGGTGATACGGTTAACCCGAGATCTGGGGTCTTCTTGTCAAAGACTGTCGCAAGGTGGGCTCGTACTACATCCCACTGCTCTTGCGTAGGAGTTCCTCCCAGCTCTGAGAATCCCTGCAACCAATATGCAAACTGCTCTGGGGTCATAGTATATAACTCCACATGTTATGTATCACAGTCCCTGTAAAGACTATACAGGGCATAAACATCAATGTTGCGGCTAACTTCAAGAGGACTCCCTCGGCAATACGTATAAGCTCTAAGAGCCCCAGACAAAACCCAAGGAGTGCACACGTAATCAAGATTGTAAGTAACATTACAGGTACCTCTCCATTAAGTAATCTAACTGGACTATGCAAGGGGAGTAGTCTCCGTCTTTAACATTATGCTTCAAAATCACCCCCTGAAAGTGGTCGTTGCCTTGAGGTCCTTTATAGTTCTCCTCGTGGAGGTAGAAACTTCCTGCTACTACGCCCAATCTTAGAGCCTGTGTTAGTTGTCTCGGTAGCTATCTGTAACCCCTGTACATGTCCCATAGTGAAGCTGGACTTGATTTTGTTTAGCTTGTTATTGATTGCGCCACCGTAAGGACGACCGCTAAGAGGGTTATAGAAATAGTGGCAATAACTAACCCCATCAATACACACAGGCTGAAGAAAGTCATGGACCGTCCAACCATATTGTTCAATACCGAGACTCTCGATACCAAGCGATCCGTCCAGTTCTGGATTAGATTCGACATGTCGTAAGATCCTCTCTTCGTGGTTACCTATTGTGAAGTGCATTTCTGGTTCGTATACGCGCTTCTTGTTCTTACGTTGTCGCTCCTGTAACGCTCTCAGAGGGCCTAAAAGGATCTCCATGGCCTCTTGCCCTGCTTGGATGTCTAAAAGGACTCTACGGCCTTCTGCGGACTTCTTACCACGGTCATATGAGGACAGGCTTGCCATATCCCACCAATCACCAATCATTACGATAACGTCTGGTTTCTTCTCTACAATGTATTTACCCAGAGCCACTAAGTGATCAAGGGGTACACCCGGTTTCACTTGAGTATCCGGGATTAGGAGGTGGCTTCTAGGAAGCCCTCTAAATTCACTCACGTATTTGCTCCCATT